AACCTCGGCGCTTCTAACTGGGAAGCCGACAAAATCAATGACGCGACCTGATGCACATGAAGGTACAAATCCTTGATCGCAGTTCCACCATGAAAAATGAGGCGCTTCAAAGGTAAAGAAAAGACCATTTTCATCACCGGTGATGGTTCCTACGGATTCTTCAACCCAGATACCTTGCTCAGGGCTGAATGACCATGTTGATTGAGTATCACCTACTGAAAGTTGGTAATCTTCGGTTAAACTGCCATTTGTAATTGGAATCTTAATATTTGCCGGCATGTCGGGATTGACCGTTAGGATTTCACCATCGACACCGTAAAGCGTTATATCAACCATACCGTAAGACACAAGCTGTGAGGAGCCATCAGAGCCAATCGCAGAAAGATCTCGTGGTGCAGCATCAAGTTCATCAGTAGTGGGGTCGACATGAGTAATCTCTACCATCACATTACCAGTATAAGGGGTTCCAGAATCTCCATCGATAAAGCTGTTTGCCTGAAAGTCTACTGTAACATCATCAAGAGTAACTTGTGAAGCTTCCGCACTATTAAAAGTTGCTACGCCACCAATGCTCATGAGAGATGTATTAGAAGTTACCGTTTCCCAGCTAATCAGTTCAACAACCTCATAGTTTGAGGCATAGCCTGTTCTGGTGAACTTGATAACGATATCAGTGCCGGGTGATACATTTTCAAGCGTATATGAACCGTCATCGGCGGTGTAAGCTACTTCGGTTTCGGTGGACACCAAAACATTCGATAGAGGTTGTCCGGAAAGGTCTTCAACAAATCCGCCAATTCTTCCTATAGGTTGTGTTTCAATAGGATCGCCCGGGAGGACGGTATCGGTATTGTCAGAGTTAAAACAGCCTGTCAAAGTTAACAGTGCTGCGATTATAAGTGTTTTTGTCATTATTTTCTCGTTTTTGCAGAGTTATTAATCTGCTTTGTTGTTATGTAAGTGGTGGAGGTGGCCAGAGTCGAACTGGCGTCCAAGATAAATCACAATTCAAGTCATTCACAAGTTTATTCAGTTTTAGTCACAAACTGAAAAGCTATACGGTTATAATCTATTGCTTACCGTCCTGTTGCATTAGATGGTTTTGATTTTTGCAACTTGTCTGTTGTTTTGCTTAGATTGAAAAGAAGGTTCTAAGCAACCTCCCGATTAAGCCGCTAAGCGGACAGATTCGAAATTGTTATTATTATTAGCAATTATTGTTTTGTATCTGCATTTAAAGCCTGCTGGTACGTTTGGCTACTTGCACTATTCTTCTTTTTTACCCTGTCGAAACCCTTACACCCCCTTTTTATCTGTCTTTTTTTGAAATATAACACCAACTGGTGCGTGATTTTGATCATCTAGCCAAATATAGAGACCAGTTGATTTCTTTTCTTTTTCGGTATGTTTAAAAGTGAGTTCTTTCTTAGCTTTTTTCATGGCAGCAGATTCAGTTTTATGAGAGCTGATTAAATCTCCCATAATATAGTGTCCGTTGTATTTATAAAGCTTCCACATTATCATTATCCTTTAATAACTCAGCCACTTCATACCTTTTGATAGCTTGATATAATTCACTATCTGTAATGCCTAGGAACCTGGCTGCGCTCTTCTTTGAGTTAGTTGTTGAGAGCGCAAACCTTATTAAAGAATCCTTCATTATGTATGAAGCCTTCGACCACAAACTAAATCCATATGGTCTATTATTAATATGGTTAGCTGAAAGTTCTAGTTTAATTGAGATTAGGTCTTCTAATGTTAAATTATTAATACTAACTAATAAACTATCATTAATAAGGTTTTTTGCTTTCAATTTAAAAATAACACTCTTATTCTGAGTTGTCAAATTCTTTTTTGAACTTTTTCTCACAAATCACCTAAAACTCAAGTCCCATTTCCTCTTCGCCAGCAACCATGGCATCTTCTTCGCCGGCAGCCATGGCATCTTCTTCACCAGTATCCACGGCGTCTTGGTAAGCTTGGTTTGTGGGCTCTTCAACCTCTGGGGACAGTTCATCTTCGAACTTATCAAAATACAATTTTAGGTTGGCTATAAGATAATCGTAGAATAACTCTTGGTCTTCATTGTTAGACAGCAGCTCATAAGAATCAATAATTGAGGTTTGAATCTTTTTGAACGCATTGAAAGCAACGTTTCGACCGGTCTCATCTGCGCCATCCATTCCAAATTCATCTCTAGGATCAGACTCTTCGGGCTCTTCTTCATCCGCAGACTTCTCTGCGTCTGTCCGGATATCGATAAACTTGTCTGTATCTGCGGGTCCTCCGAGATCGACGTCAACAATCTCGGCAAGTGCTTCAATATCATCACCAGCCTCGTTATTTACTTCTGCGGGTGTAAGAGCACCAATGACCGCATTAATAATGTGGGCTCTAAACGATTGTCTTTGGGAACCATCAGTTGTCAGGAGCTTGAAGTCAGTTTGCAGCACAGGAATAATCTTTTTGAGGAGATCCTCCAGCACATTGATGCCGGTAGATTTATTAGGCGTGGGATCGTTATCGGGTGTAATACCTTCAGACAGGTTAGAAAGCTCTATATTTAAAAGACCTCTTACTATGCCACGTAATCTAGCTTCTTCTTCTATGATCTTAGCTGCAGCAGATTCTCTTCTCTGCTTAACAACTTCAATCAACTGTCTAATATTTTCTCTGAGTTTTTGCTCTTGCTTGGGGATCATCTTTGTATACCTCTTTCCATAATTAGTTTCATAACTTCGTTCACGATAACTAAATTTTCATTCTTTTTCTTTCTGGGTTTTTTCTTGGGTTTACCCAACCCAGATTGCAAAGGGCCTGAGTAACCGGTCACATTCCCCGGCGCCCCACCGGGTCCGCCACCCCCAAGTGATGTTTCATTCACAGGATCTTGTGCTATTGTAGAAACTGGAGATGGTTGTCCAAGGATATTGAATAACTCATCGATCTTATCTTGTGGAATATATTCAGCTAGTTGCCGCAATGATTCTGCGTCATCTGGGTTGTTTACTAAATTGCTGACCAACTGCCGCGAATCGCTAGCGCTAAAAGGTTTATTATCAGAGCGCTCAGAAGGCACTACAGCGTATTCCTCACCAGCTAAGACGTTAACCCCTCTCTTCTTCTTTTTATATTCAGAGGCGCCTTTCCAGCGCATGAAGTCGCGATCTTTTCTGCTAGCTCCCAAAATAACACTGTCTCCTGCCTTGATATCTAGCGGAGATGTTTCACTAATATATTCATAAGCAATGCTTACTGGCGATCTCATCTCCGAGTCTGCAACTCGTACTTCAACTCCCGGGAGGTTTGTAACATCAGAGAAAACTGTTTCCCAAATCCGCTCCGAATGTTCTGCACTAACTTCTGAACCATCATGCGGCAGTGTGCGCTTGGCGCCTTCGGGATTGGAAATCAAAATAATTGTTCTGTCTGCTTTTGGTACACCGTCGCCGGTAGCGTAACGACGTACCATATCGGCATGCCCTCTGTGTGGTGGCTTAAATGCACCTGGAACAAGAGCGATGGTCTGACCCGGAGTATCTGCAAACTTGCGATCCCCTAGGGTCTCGTATTCGTCACTATGCCACTCGTCTTCTGGAGGTTCTTCTTCGAACTGCTCCTTTAGACTGCTGGCATAGTCCATAACTGCGTTGTAGATGGTTCTCTCGGCGTTCTCTTGAACAACAATGTCTACGATAGGGGTACCCGCCAAGACGTCCTTATAAACCATTTGTGGGAGTTTCTGATGTTTGTGCCCTGCGGACTTAATCTCTGTTAACCACTCACCTAGAGTTTTTGTTATTTGTTTATTTTTTGAGATTTGAACAGTAAAGTTTCGGCGATCAACGGATTCACCAGTAAATTTGGCAGTTTTATCTACCATAAAGTTAGCGCGACTAAATTCCAGACGATCTACAAATTTCACTCCATTACCCGCATGATCTACTGCTACATATCCCTCTGGATTCGTCGCAACCAGATCTCCAGAGCCATCATCTACAAAGTGCTTTGTATTATACACAGCATTGTTGTATTTCTCAATAAAAATGTTTTTGGCTTCAAACAATAGACGAGATACCTGAAAGAGATTAAGAATATCTTCTTTTTTGCTATCGAGCAGTTGAATATCTTGCAGAGCTTTTGTTTCGGCTTTGCCGCGGCCTTTCTCGCTTTTTAGCTTACTGATTTTCTTTTCAGAACGCTCGAAATACCAGTTCTTAAAGCCATCAAAAGAACGTTCTGGATCCTCCAAAAACTGTCCGCCTTTAATTTCGCTGTTAATATAGATATTCAGTAGCGCAGAAGGCAAATTATTATAGTCTATACTTTCATTAACCGCGTCAGCCTCTTTAACTAAAGAAAGAATTCTCTTCTCTTCACCAGCAGTAAGAGTTACTGTACCGGTGTCATCTGTAAAGAAAGCATCATCGAACCAAATTCCCGGCGGTCGGTTCAGCGCGCTTACATCTGCTCCAAAACTTGCTCCACTATCTAAGCTATCATAGGTGGTGTGAAACACAATACCAAATTTCGATTGCCCAATCTCTCTACCTAAATCTGAATCAACCGGTACCGCATAAACTATCGTGTTTGGCTTAAAGCGGTAGTGTGGTTCTCCATCTATTTGAACAACATCGAGCATTTCATCATCGAACATGAAATCACCCTGCAGAATATTTTTGATCCCAAGGGAGGGGAGATATTTTAATGCTTTCGTTAATTTATCAACAAGCCCGGGCGCATGCCCGTGGTTTCTGACAATATCCTCTTCGGTGTAGTTAATTTTAGGAACCTTATTAAAGATCGATTTAGTTCCTACAAAAAACTTACCATTCTCGGGGTTAATACCAACAAAC